AAAATGGCAACGTTAAAAAAACTTTATTCCGATATAGATTTTACATTCTACAAAAAACCTGGTTTAGGTGATGTTGATGTTGCGTATGACGACCAAGCAGTTTTACGTTCAATTCGTAATTTATTATCTACACGGCGTTATGAAAGGCCTTTTAATCCAAATTTAGGATCAAATATTGATGCTTTGTTGTTTGAATTGGCTTCACCAATTACAGCAACCACATTAGAACTAGAAATTTCTAATACAATAAAAAATTACGAACCTAGAGCTATATTAAAAAGTGTAGTGGTTACACCAAATCCCGACCAAAATGCGTATACGGTTACTATAACATTTTATTTGGTAAATGCGACATTACCGACAACGGTAACTCTTCTTTTAGAAAGAAATAGATAAAAATGGCAAGTGCTAATTCAAACGTCCAAATGGTGGATTTGGATTTTAATAATATCAAAACCAACCTTAAAAAATTTTTACAATCTCAGGATACATTAAAAGATTATAACTATGAAGGTTCGGCACTTTCAACTTTGTTGGATGTTCTTGCCTACAATACACAATACAATGCTTATTATTTAAATATGGTTTCCAATGAAATGTTTTTGGACACAGCCATACAAAGAGGTTCAGTTATATCACATGCAAAATTATTGAATTATACACCACGCTCATATGTTGCACCCACATCAACAATTAATTTAAATTTTTACGCCGTTACTGATCCTTCCGTAACACTTCCAAAATTTACAAATTTTATGTCGGAACCAATTGATGGTGTAAATTATACTTTTGTCAATACAGATGAAGTAACGGTCAACACGGTTAATAATGTAGCTTCTTTTAATAATTTACAATTGTGTCAAGGTATACCTTCTCGTTTGGTGTATCAAGTTGATACGGCAACCAATCCAAAATATACTTTTGAAATACCAGAAAAAAGCGTAGATACTTCAACAATTACTGTAACTGTACAAAATTCGTATACAAATACAGCAACACAAATCTTTACTTTAGCAACAGATTATCTTTCATTGGATGGCAATTCACCGGTTTATTTTTTACAAGAATCATTAACTGGAACATATCAAATTTATTTTGGTGATGGCATCATTGGTAAATTGTTGTCAAATGGAAACGTTATTACCATATCTTATATTGTTACACGAGGTAGTGCATCTTATGGTGCCAATAATTTTGTATTGATGGATAATGTTTCAAATCATTCCACATATACTATATCTCCTGTGTCGGCAGCTTCACAAGGAAATGAAAAAGAATCAATCGATTCTATTAAATTTCAAGCACCAAAGTCATACGCAGCACAAAATCGTGCCGTCACAAAAGAAGATTATATTACAATTATTAAAAGAAACAAATACAACATACCCGTTCAGGCAGTTAGTGTTTGGGGTGGAGAAGAAAGTAATCCACCAAAATACGGATCAATCATTGCAGCTATTAAACCTGCAGGTGCTTACAGATTAACAGATTTTCAAAAACAAGTTTTGATTAATGACGTTATCAAACCTATTTCTGTAATGACAGTATTACCCGAAATTGTTGATCCTGATTATGTTTATTTAATTGTTAACGCTGATATTTTATATGATCAAAAGAAAACCACTTTAACATCAGCACAAATTGCCAATCTTGTTCGCCAAGCCGTTATTAATTTTTCTAACAAAAATTTAAATACTTTTAATTCAACCTTTGTAATTGGTAGTTTAATTCAGTACGTACAAAATATTGACAATTCAATTGTTGCTGTTGATTTTGATTTAAATTTACAAAAAAGAGTTGTACCTATTTTAAATAATAGTTTGGTATATACTGTTGATTTTGGTAATGCGATTGAACGTGGATTGGGTGATAGACAAGTAAAAATTTCACCATCTTTTTCACAGTATAATTCGGCTGGCCAACTATTTGAAAACGTATTTTTTGAAGAATCTTTAGATTTTCCAGGTACTCTAAGAACTTATTACTATCAAAATAATATTAAATACATTTTAACAGAATCAAATGCAACTTCAAATGCAGGAACAATTGATTATGCTAATGGTATTGTTAAATTAGTTAATTTTACACCATCTCATGTAAATAGTAATGATGGTTTAATTCGAATTAATGCTTATCCTTCTATTCGTATTATTTCATCAACATACGAAAGAATCGTAACTTTGGACGAAAATGATCCTTTAGCAATTAGTGTAAATGTAAGAACACAATAATATACAATGTCAACAATTACAACAACATCTTTATTTCCGTATACAACGCCGGATAATGCGCATGCCAATAGAACCTCATTGTTGGTTCCATTTCAGTTGCCAGAATTTGTTCGTGACAATCCAAATTATCAAACGTATGTTTTGTTTATTAAAGCTTACTATGAATGGATGCAACAAGAAGGTAACACTTTATTTCTTTCAAAAGGATTAGTGGATTATAAAGATATTGATACAACATTAGACAAGTTTATTCAATATTATACAAATGATTTTCTTTCATTTTTTCCAAAAGATTCTTTAATTGACCAAAGAAAATTAATTAAAATTGCAAAAGAACTGTATCAAACAAAAGGTACTCCGGCTTCTTTCCAATTTTTGTTTAGGGTTCTTTATAATTCGGATGTAAATTTGTATGATGCTCGAGATTATATCTTTAGAGCATCTGATGGTTTATGGGTAACGACACGATCACTAAAATTAAACTCGGTAGATACAAATTGGGCACAAACTATTAATTATAGAGTGTTTGGTGAAACTTCAAAATCTTATGCTGAGGTTGAAGATGTTATTATAACCGACAAAAACGTTAAACTTATTTTATCAAATATTCAAGGTAATTTTTTATCAGGTGAATTTGTTCATCCTGTAGATATACATTCTAAAGATATTACGATTAACGGTCAAATTCCTAGATCAAGAATCCTTGGTGTTCTTTCTTCAGTTACCGTTGATAAAAAAAATCACGGTAGTTCCTATGATGTTGGTGATCCTGTTGTCTTTAATGGTGGTACTGATCCATCAATAGATACACCAGTTGAAGCTACAGGTTATATTTCAAAAGTGACAAGCGCCACATTAAAAGGCATTTCTACTATTGAACCTGGCCACGGTTATAGAAAAGGTAGTTACACCAATATTAATTTGAAAAGTAATACTGGCGTTGGTGCAAGAAGTATTGTTACAACATTAACCGATAATTTTTATGAAGTTTTTCTTGTACCACAGGATACTATTGGTCTTAAAGCAAATATTGCTTTTTCATCCACAGATTATGCATTTGAGAATTTAATTAATGCCAATGCAAACACAAAGATGATTGAAGCATTTACTTTTCCTGTTTTACACACTTACGGTATTAAAGAAGTTGATGTTGTTACAACAGGAACTGGTTACGATGGTACAACTATTGCTGACGCTGTTGGTCTCTATACTGATGACCAATTGGAGCCAAGAGCATTTTCAAGTTTAGGAATTTTGCCTCCTCCGCTAATCATTGATGGCGGTAAAAACTATAACATAGGTGATAAAGTTATTTTTGAAGGGGGTAGTGGTTATGGTGCTTGGGCTCTTGTAACCGATATTGATGTTGAATATGGTACAATTACTGAAGTAACTTACACTTCAGACCCAGCAGGTAATACAAATTATCCTTTGGGTGGTATGGGTTATATTGCAGGTTTACCAACAATAAGAGTTCAAAGTAAAACAGGTAGTGGTGCAAAGCTTCAAATACCTGAATTGTTGGGACATGATGCTCAATTAAATGTTACCAGCAGTCCTTACGGACAAATTTTAGAAGTTACTTTGACAAATCCTGGTGAAAATTATGTTTCGGCACCAAAAGTTTCTTTACGTGTTCAAGACTTGTTAATTGCCAATACTAATGTTTTGCCGGTCAAAGGTGATTTGATATTCCAAGGCGATTACAAAAATCCTAGTTTCTATGCAAATGTTGATTCAATATCAACCACAACAATAAATAACTTTATCAATTTGAGAGTATATGATTATGACGGCAATCTTAATGCCAACAATACAATCAAGTTGAGGCGAGGTGATGCGGTTATTAATCAAAATATTGGAATTATTCAGCAAACTATAGACAAATACACATTGGGTCGTAAAATCTATGGTAATGGTGCAGCAAGAGCTAAAGCAAACTTTACCAATGGTATTATATTAGACGCTGGTATTTACAGTAATCAAGACGGTCATCCTTCAGCATATTCAGTTTTGGAAAATAATGTATACAACAACTACACATATTTAATTCAGGTTGAAAAAGCATTATCTGTATATAAAAATGATGTATTGGCTTTCTTGCATCCGTCAGGTTTAAATTACAGTTCTTATAATATATTAAAAAACCAAGCCAAGTACAATACAACAGTTGGTGATGAATTCCTTGAGCAAGTCAATTTAAAACACATTTTAAATAATAAAACTTATACGGCCGATATTGATCCTGGTGATCCAACAACAATTATATTGAGTAATTTAAATGGTCAGAATGTTTCAAACTATCTTGCTTCAAATATTGCAAACACGTACATAACCGTTTATACAAAACAAGGCGATTCATTTACATCATTAATTACTAGAACAACCGAAAGAACCATCTCTTTTGCTGATAAATTGGTCAATTTAGTACCAAATGTCGCAATTGCTTCGGTTTCCGCTGGTTCAGACGCTATAAATATCAGTAAGCTTACACCAGCATGGAGTGTTTCTACAGGTAATAACGCTACACATTTTAGTGATTTTATGCATACACGTGATTATGTTTCTTTTGATGGAATAAATTTTAAAATGATAACCCATGTTGATCAGCCACAATATATTAATAATGAATTGATTCCTCCACAAAGTATAAGGGTCAACGGCTCATTTGGTACAGCACAATCTGGATATCTGACATTTAAACGAAATCTTAATACAAATGATATTTGGATAACTTCAACTGTTTTAAGTAGTAATTAAATTTAATTAATAAGTAAAAATTATGGCAAATAATGTTCAAGGTCTATTAACAACATATGCTTCAACTTCTCAAGTTGATTTGAGTTATTTCTTTGTGGTGTCCGGCAGAGGTTATGTACCAAATTACAACACCAGTTCTTATTTTTTCATTGGCAAAGTAGATTCTTGGCCAGATGAAGCTGCTCCACCAGCACCAACACAATCACAGTATGACATTAAGACCGCATTTAAAAATATGGTCGCAACCAAATTATTGACCTCAGCAAATATGTCACCGGTTATACCTAGAATTGATTGGACGACAGGAACCGTTTATGATCAATATGATGATAAAGTTGATATGTTTGAACTTGATGACAACGGAAATTTAATTAAAACTTTTTATGTTAGAAACCATTTTGACCAGGTTTTTAAATGTTTGTGTAACAATAAAAATGGACACTCAACTGTTGAACCTGTACTTAAAGCAGGAAATACTCAACCTTTCCAAACGCTTTATTTGGCCGATGGTTATAAGTGGATCTATGTTACAACTATCGATAAGGGTTTAAAAAAGAACTTTTTTGATAAAAATTGGATGCCAATTACTATTGGTTCTGGTAGAACAAATCCTTTAGCATCGGCAGGATTAGGTTCAATAAATGCAATTAATGTCATTAGTGGTGGTGATGGAAACTACACTAATGGTTCAAATTCTACAAATATCACAATAACTGGTGATGGCCAAGGTGCTTCCGCATACGGTAAAGTCGTTAACGGAAGATTAAATGATGTGGTTATAACCAATACAGGAAACAATTACACTTACGCTAATGTTACAGTAACTACGCCAGGCGGTTACCTTGGAAATAATGCTACAGCAAGCGCTTATATTTCACCAGTAGGTGGCCACGCTTCTGACCCAGCTTCAGAATTAGGTTGTAATCATGTGATGATAAGTATTGATTTGGAAGGCACAGAAAACGGTAACATACCTTTGGATATTACTTTCCGCCAATTAGGTATCATTGTTAATCCAGAATTAAAAGACGGAACAACACCAACAGGTGATGTATACAATTTGACGGATTTAGCATATGTTACGTTTGGAACAGGCGCTTTTACGATTGGTGAAACAATTTACCAAGGATCCACACCAGAAACCGCCACATTTAAAGCAAAAGTTAGTTCTTTTGACCAAATAAACAATATAATTTACTTGATAAATATACAAGGAAATTACCAATTAAGTCTACCCATCAAAGGTGTGACTTCAGGTACTACAAGAGTTTTGGTACAATATACACAAACCGATTTTGAAGTTGGTTCTGGTTATATGATCTATTATGAAAATAGAACACCAGTACAACGCTCAGTAAATAGCAGTGAACAATTTAGATTAGTTTTAAGTTATTAAGGCAAATAAATGAAAAATTACAATGTATCGCCATATTTTGATGATTTTGATCCAAATAAAAATTACCACCGTGTTCTTTTTAAACCTGGTCAAGCCGTACAAGCACGTGAATTAACTCAATCACAAACAATTCTTCAGAATCAAATTTCTGAATTTGCTTCGGCCATTTATTCTCAAAATACTCCTATTTCAGGCGGTAAAGTTACAACCAATTTAAAATGTAGTTATATTAAATTAAACTCATTTTACAACAATTCTTCTATTATTGTTTCTGATTTTTTAGGTGCAACAATTACAGACGTAGCAGGAACAATTATTGCTAAAGTAATTGCTGTTGAAGCAGAAACAGGAAATCAAACATCAGTAGTTAGTGATCCCCCAACATTAATTGTAACATACTTGTCAGGTAAACAATTCTCTGATGGTATGGACGTTTATAGAAAAATTGGTTTAACAACAATTCCATTTGCCACCACAATTGGTACAGCTGGCGGTACAACTTCTGTTGGCACATCGTCTGTTGCCTCCATTTCACAAGGTGTTTTTTATGTTGTGAATGGTTATAATACTGTCACCAATACTGACGGCACAACTTCGAAATTTTCAATTGGTACATTTGTTAATGTTCCAAATCAAACAATCATTCTTGACAAATACGATAGCGAACCTTCTTATCGTGTCGGTTTAAATATTGTTGAAACCACAATTACAAGTTCTGATGATTTATCTTTATTAGATCCAGCTTCAGGTTCTTCAAATTATCAAGCACCTGGTGCTGATCGTTATCAAATTACGTTAGAAATGGTTGCTTTACCATTAACATTAGGAAATGATAACAATTTTATTGAATTATTAAGAATTGAAAAAGGTGTAATTTTAAAACAAACGGATAGTACCGTTTATTCTGCTATTGATGATTACTTTGCAAAAAGAGATTTTGAATCTAATGGTGATTACATTGTTGAAGATTTTAAACTTACGGCTTCAGCAAATAAAGATGGCGATAATAGCAAATATGATTTAACAATTGGTAAAGGTGTTGCTTATGTCCGTGGTTATAGAATTGAAAATCAATCTCAATTTGCAATAACAAGCGATAGAGCACAAACAACGGATGTTATTAATCCAAATTCAACTTTTATTGATTATGGAAATTATTTTGTTGTTGATAATTTACACGGCGTTTTTGATTATGTATCAATGCCAACTGTGGACCTACATTCTGTACCTGCTGAGCAAATTAATTCAACAAACAGAAATACATACAATTCAACTTTGGTTGGATCTTGCTTTATTAGACATTTGGATTACCAATCATCTACCGGTAGCAACACTCGGTCATACATATTTAATGCACATATTAATGATATCACTACAAACACATTGACAGGTTCTGTAGCTAGTGCAACACCAACAACACTTACAATTAATGATACTACTGGATTATTCTCAAGCACAAACAATGCTTATGCTGGAATTTATTTGCAAATTGTTAGTGGTACTGATATTACTGATTCTAAATTGGTAAGTTCCTATAATGGTTCAACAAAAACATTTACTGTATCTTCACCATTTAATGTAACACCAGATTCAACAAGCAAATTTTCAATTATTTTTTCAACCAAAAATGTTAATTCGCTGGTTCAAGTAAATAATTTATATGCAAAAACAGCATATGCAAATATTAATGTAGGTGCCGGTAAAGAAAATGGCTACAATAGTTATACCATTTTCCAATCTGCTGGATCACCACAGCTATTATTCAAAAATGGTTACCAATATTCAGCCGATGTAAGTAATTCAAATTATTACTCAACACAAGTATTCCGCAATGTTGGATTCTCAGGTGTGTCAAACAGTTTAACTATTAATACATTAGCTCCAATATCGTTTGATGCTCCAATTGGCACACCACTTTATGGTGAATCTTTTAAGCAACTATTCACATTGATTAATAGTGCAACTGGTGAAATTTTAGATTTTAGTTCAAGTAACAATTATGTAACTTTAACTTCAAATACATCAGCAACATTTACATCCTCACAATATGCCAATATTCAATTTGGTATTAATGTATTTGCTACGGTATTCATTTCAAACGGAAACAACACAAATTTGGTGCTGAAAGAAAAGAGCCTTGTTACTGGTAATACAACTTATTTTGGTTCCGCTTTGTCATCAGTTACATCAAATACTTCACTTGATTTGGTTTCTGGTCAAGCTCTCATTAATAATTCTGCAATTGGTAATACATCAATTTCACTTTATATTTCTGACGTTAAACAAATCAAAAAGATTATTGATGTTGGAACAAACAATTCTGGTGCGTTAGGCTCTTATACAGATATAACAAATTCTTTCCATTTTGATAATGGTCAAAGAGATACTTATTACGATCATGCAACAATTAAATTATTACCTGGTGTTAATAAACCAAAAGGTAATATCTTGGTTGTGTTTGATTACTATTCACATTCTGGTGGCGATGGTTATTTTAGTGTAAATTCTTATTTACAATCAGGCTCACCTGAAAGTTATGCTGAAATTCCAAGTTATACAGCAAAAGATGGAACATTATACAAATTAAGCGATTCAATTGATTTTAGGCCAGTTCGTAGAAAAGCACAAACAAATTTAATTTGGGAATATAAAACTGGTACAAACTCATTTAACGTAGACATTCACGGCACTTTAATACCAATAAATCTATCAAACTTCCAAAGTAATTATTCATATTATTTGGCCAGAAAAGATAAATTAGTATTGACTAAAGATAGTAAATTCCTAATTGTTAAAGGTACACCAGCAATTAATCCAATGTTACCAACTGAACCTGATGGTTCTTTGGTATTAGCAAACTTATCATTGGATCCTTATACTGCTTATATTCAAGGTCAAACCAACTCATTAGGTAAATCCGTTTCATCCAACTTGTCAATTAACAAAATTGCACATAAGCGTTGGGCAAAATCAGATATTACTGACCTACAAAAACAAGTTAATAATTTAGAATATTATACATCTTTAAATAGCTTAGAACAAAAAGCACAAACAATGCAAGTTCCTGATGCTAATGGATTAAATCGTTTTAAAAATGGTATTCTAGTTGATGACTTTAGTTCTTTTGGTACAGCTGAAACTGCTGCGCCAGGTTTTGCTGTCAATATCAATATTAGAAAAAAACAAATGTCACCATTGACTGATGTTGATAATTTCCAACTTCAAAATCCTGCAACATTAGCTTCTTTTGCTATTTCAAAAAATATCAACACCTATTCAGTATTTAATTTGGCTGGCGGTAGAACAAATATTTTCACATTGCCACATACAACTCAGCGTTTAATTAAACAAGTATTGGCAAGTAGTGCTGTTAGTGTAAACCCATTTGATGTTTTCACCGCTGAAGGTGTTGCAACATTAAATCCTCCTTTTGATAATTGGGTAAATACAGTACAACCTCCAGCAATTACAATTACCAATCCAAATATGCAATTTGCACAACAGTTGAATGGTATTAACGTATTAAATTCTGGAGATTTCCAAACAATTCCTGGTACAACAACAACATACAGTCAGCCACAAGCAGCACAAGAAAATGCTTATGCTAGTCAGTCACAAGGTTTACAAAATGCCGAAGCGTCAAGTGCATCATCAACCGGTTTAGCGTCTACTGACGGTTATGTTAATAATACTGCTGTTGCACCATACATCAAGCGTCAAGAAGTTATTGTTAGATGTAAAGGTATGTCAGTTAATACTCCAATTAGTTGTTGGTTCGATGGTGTTAATGTTGATCAATACATGATGACACCAAATACAATTGAAGTAATTAATGTATCTGGTAACTTCTCACAAGATGATATCATTGGTTTCTATGAAGCAAACGTTGGTAAGTTTTTCCCAATTGCTCGTGTTGTTAGTGTGTATCGTTATCCTGATGGCACAAGTACACGACTTTATATTTCTGACTTGGTTCACCCACCAGAAACCGTATCATCAACAAATTTAATTAATGCTACATTTGATATGGAAGGCAAATACGTATTATCAACCGCTTCAGGTACAGTAGTATTTAATAATGGTTCATTGGTATCATTACACACATCAGGAGTTGTTACAGGACCTGGTGGCGGATTTACAGCTGTAAATGAAACAATACCTACTAATATTTTCAAATCACAAGTTGTTAATGGATTTACAACATTGGCCAACCAATATGCTGTTTGGGGTGATCCAAACAATAGCGGTTCATATTCCGCTTCTTATGTGGTTAATTTCCCAAGTGCGGGATCATATTCAATTCAAGCTTTCTGTACCGGTCCAGGAACAGTTACGCTTAATGGTTCAACCATTCTAACAATATCTTCTTATGGCCAATCGGTTTCAACTGGTTATAGTGTGTCGGTTGCCGGCAATCAAACATTATCTTGGTCAGTAACTAATACAGGTCAAATTGCTGGATTTGCTTTAGTTATTACAAATATAGCAACAGGTGAACCAATTTGGAATACAGCAACACCTTCGGGATTAAATTTTGCGGCCGTTGGTACAGAATATATTATGCCAGAAGGTGGTTCTTATTATGTTGGCACAAGCAAAATTCAATTAGACCATAATGCTTCAAGTGATGATGGTTATTATGTTGGTGCTTCAATAACTGTAAATTCTTCATACGTCTATGAATATAATTATGGTGCCGTATACATTCCACCATATCCTGCTTTAAGTGGTGATGGTGATATGCGTAATAGTTCTTGGTGGCAAGCACTTGCGGCTCAATGGAATGCTGCTTACAGCGCCGCTGAAACAGCCAAAAAATCAATTGTTTACTACATTGCATCTAAAACATTTACTGCAAACATTACTGCTTACGATGGCGCAACAAGAACTGCCACATTGGATACAAATGTTGATGTATCTTTAGGTGTAAGTAATCAATACGGTCCTTTACAATCCAACTATTCAATTAGAGGAACAATTGGTAGTATTGCTGATGCGATTCATCATGGTAATTCAGCACCATCTTTAGCAACTGATGAACATGGTCAATTTGTTTCAATTTTTAATATTCCTGGTTCAACATTCCATACAGGACAAAGAGTATTCCGTGTAGATAACAGAAATATTCCAACCGATGCAAGCAGCGCAACAACATATGCTCAAGCAATATTTACGGCTGGTGGATTACAAAATACAAATATAACTTCATTCTCACCATCGATTGATTCATCATCAACAAACGTGACGGCAATTAATCAACAAAGTTATAACATTCTTAATAATCCGTCAAATAATGATCCTATTGCTCAAACATTTATTATTCCAAAAGATAATTATCCTAATGGAGTATTTTTAAGTTCTGTTAAATTGTTCTTTGCTCCATTACCAGGAAATGCCACACCTTCCGTACCTGTAACATTGTCGATTGTAAATACATTGAATGGTGTACCAAACGGAAAAGTTTTGGATTATTCAAAAGTTACACTAAACGCAAATCAAATAAACACATCAGCAACACCACATTATTTGGATTCAAAAACCTATACAGAATTTGTGTTTGATGCTCCCGTTTATGTTCAATCTGGCGTTCTTTATGCCTTCTTAATTCAATCTTCAACATCAGATTATTATGTCTATTATGCACAACAGAATAGCGTAGCAATTCCATCAACAGGTAAATCACAACCAACTGATGCTGATCCATCTACTCCAACTAAGATTGGTGCCGCACCTTATGTTGGTGCATTGTTTGAATCACAGAACTCAATTACATGGACAGCTGATCAAACTAAAAACTTGATGTTTGTTATTAATCAATTTGTTTTTGATACAACTGCAAATCCAATTTTACCTTTTGTTGTACCTAAAAACTTACCATTTAAGAAATTAGGTTCAAAAGATGTTTTACATAGTATTGATGCTGGTGCTGTTAATCAACTTATACCAATAGGTTCACCAACTTCACCAATGCACGCATTGAATGTATCAACAACCGATTTTGTACCTAGCGATACACATATTGCTTATACCTATAGCACAACTCTAACATCCGATTCTTCGATGACAGCGCCAGTTACCATAACACCTGGAAAATACGGCACACCATCACAAGATAACGTCTATTTGAATGATGGTTTGGGTGAAAGAATATTATTAAAAGAGTCTGATAATTCATTTGAATTGTTAGCTTCATTAACATCTTCAGACAAATATGTAAGTCCAGTTATATCCGATGACGGAGTATCATTGTTCAGATTAACATATCATATTAATAATATGGGTATTGAAGGTGGTAATATTATTACTGTTGATAAAGCAGGTGCAAACTACAATGTTAATGCAACTTCTATATCAATTAGTAATCCGGATATTGGTTCCGATAAAGCTATATTAGCATTTACTTCAAATAATATTACAAACGGTATTGAATCAGTCTACGTAACATATCCAGGTTCTGGCTATTTGACAACACCAACAATTACAATTACTGATAGTTCAAATAGTGGTTCTGGTGCTGTAGCTACTGTTCATGGTGAAACATCACCAAGCGGTGGTAATTCTTACGCTAAGTATTATACTAAGAAAGTTATTCTTACACCAACAAATGAATCTGGTGATTTAAGAGTTTATTATTCTGCTTATAAACCATTGAACACAGAAGTTTATGTGTATTACAGAATTTTAAATCCTAATGATACCGGATTATTAGAAAATCAAGATTGGCAGTTAATGACACCGGTGAACAACACATCGGCTTATTCAAAAGATAGAACTGACATTATTGAGTATGAGTGGGCACCAGGAACATTTGGTATGGGACCAGATCAAGCAATATCTTATACAAGCACCAATGGTCAAAAATACACATCGTTTACTCAGTTTGCCATCAAATTAGTGCTGGTAACAAGCGATAAAACTACAGTACCTTTCTTGACAGACCTACGTGCTTTGGCGTTGCCTTCTGGAACGGGAATATAATATGCCTTTGGTGAAAGTTCCTGGTACTCCTTTTGTTAGGGATACTCAGAGTATGGCCATTATTAATACGGATACATCCGCCAAAGAAGAATATTTGGCCAAATCTAAAATTTTAAATGGCCAAAAGGAACAGATAAATAAGATGAATAATGAAATTACTGTTCTTCGTGATGAACTAGGCGATATTAAGAACCTTTTACAACAACTAATCGATAAGAAATAATGGCAAATACAGTTTCCGTACTAAGTTACGCTAATACCTTCGGCGAATTGATGGTTACGACCAATCAATCTTCATTGGAACTTAACAATTTGGCCAATGGTACATACACCAAAGATAAAGGTGTGTTAGTTTTAAATGGTTCAGGTGTAAGTTTACAGGTTTCAAACACCGCTATTTTTACAGGTAATGTTCAATTAACAGGAACGAATTCATCCGTAGAAACGCCATATTTGACTGTTGATAAAAATGCTCATGTTGAAGGTAATTTAGTAGTAGATCACGCAACTACAACAGCGAATTTAATTGTGACGGGTTCAGTTGGCGGAACAGCAATATTGCGGTTTCAAGAAAATTTAATAGAAACGTCTGTGGCACTTTCTATTGCTTTAGGTTAATATATTAGGAAAAAACATGGCAAATACATTCAAATCGTATCCAGC